TCGGAGCCTTCCTCGCTGCCCATCAATCCCAAGATAGCGTTAGCTGCACCACCAACGTCTAACTGTGTATTCCCTTCCGGGGTCATACTTCCAGTATCGCTCATATATAGTTTCCTAAATTATATCGGGAACTGCCCGACTCAGTTATAAAATTTTCAGCCGCTTTTCGTCTATCAGTCTTTGTGCCGATAGGCTCTCAAGGTAGGCTTCAATCTTCTCAAATGACCTTAGTTGCTGGTAAGCATTTTCCCTTACCGCTGCGTCACCAAACTCACTCATAGCAAATTTGTTAATCTCTACTGACCTGAGTTCTTCCATCATTGCCTGAAAGTACTCATCTCTCAGCAGATTCTCAGCCCATTGCGATTTGTCCATTAGTACCCCAACAATCCTACTGGCATCCGTAATTCAGTTGGTGAAGCAAACGGAGACATACCTTGCGCCTCTCTGGAATTAGCCCACATCTCAGCCTTACGGTACATATCATCAGTTGGCATATTGCCTTTTAATAAATAATTAACTTCGTCTTGCGTTAGCGTTGGGACTAATGACGGGAAACTTCTACCTGCCTCATCAGTCACCGATATTTCTGTACTCATTCCCTCTGACGCTGGCAATAGACCAAAATAGCCCTTCCCCTTCATTGATAGCGGCTCAGATGCTTTTTCGGCAAATCTAGCACCGTAAGACGCTATACCCTGCTGAATCAGATCGTCAAGCAATCCCATTACATCTGCCTTGACGTTAGGTTGCCTAGTTCTTTAATCGCCTTCAGGACAATATCAGCCTGTTTGTTACGGCTATCCTCGTCAGCTAAGTCCATCGCCAGAATCGCTTGCAACTGCTTGACCGCTAGCTCTGCCTCACGAATCCGCATATCTGCTGCGTTTTGCTCGGCTTTCATAGCGATTTCAATACCTTTACGGGTATATTCAGCCTCCATCGACTGCTTCTCTAGCTGTAGCTTTGCAGCCTCAATCTGAGCCTTAGCCTCGGTCTTTTCACGCTCTACCTGAGCCAACAGACGAGTAGCCTCTGCTTGCATATCTGGCTGTGGCTCCTGTGGCTGCGACAATGCTGCGTTCTGCTCAGGACTGATCTCGTTAATGAAAGCCTTGGCATCCTTGAAACCAGCCGATTCAATCAGTCTAGCCAAGGTATCGCGGTACTGAGCCACCGACACCAATGGATTACTCGGACCGAACTGAGTCAGGGCTTGTTCCTGCTTGCCTAGAATCATCTGGAGCATGGCTAGCTTCTGCTCACGATCTCCTGAACCCAAGCCGACGTTAATGGCAACGTCATACTGATTTGTCCATGTACGAGGGTCAAACTGCACAAATTTGCCACGCATACGGACAATCTTTGCCTGATCCTGATACTTGCCCAATAAGTGCAAAATGCCCTTAAACAGCGACTTAACGCCTGTCTCAGCAAAGATTCGAGCGATCAACTCCAGCTTGCCAGAGTTCGACTTCATCATCGCGGCAATAGCCGTAGCACTCACGTTATTCAGTACGTCAGGATCAAGACCCTGTTGCTGGTCGCTAACGCCTGTACGTTTAGCCTGAACCTGATCCATGTACTCAAGCATCGGGAAAGCCTGAGCCGTTACCGCAGGAACCTCGACAGGCATAATCGCACCCTGAGACTTCATGCGGATAATCCCGCCCGGAGTAGCGTTTAGCGCGTCATCCAGATTTACCTGACCATCGACTACACCCAGACGGGCATTGTTCGTTAGGTACAGGTTATCAAGCATTTGACGGGTTACGGTGGACTTGATTAGCTGGATGTCCATCGTCCGGTCTGCCAAGCTCTGACCAAAGAACTTGTGCGGAATAGGGATAGGGCACAGGCTATGGAACGGAACTAGGTCACATTCCTCATCATCTAGGATTTCGTTGCCAGCGTAAACAATCTTCCGTAGCTCTGCGATACCGTCGCCATTTATATCAATTTTGATATAGCACTCATAGACCTCACAGACCTGCATCGTAGGGTCAAGGCTGATGTTCTCGTCCGGCTGCTCACCCTGAGAGAATCGGGCTACTCGCTCGACTGTGTACTGGAGATCATCGTAAGAAGGCAATCCCTCGACCACATCCTTATCGAACCCCATCGCTACCAACTCTGAACGAGTCATCAAGCGACGATGAGCCACAAACGGGCTATCCTCAATAGTTCTTGCCGATTTGCTAATAAGGAATTCTTCAGGCGGTACGTTCTCAATCTTGACGCAGCCGTATTTCTTGACCTTCTTAACCTTGACCGAGTACAGCGGAATCTGGATCGGCATACCCATCGGATCAACGCCACCATCGATAAACTCAACGTTCTGGCTGACCACCTCAATAGCAGGATCAGACAGCAGTAGGGCTAATTCATCCTCTGTCAGGTTCTTGTAAGATTCCTTGTTGACATCCTCTTTGGCATCCCAGTACGCCTTGACTACACCGACCTTCATCATCAGCGCGTCTTTGAACCAGTCATGCAGGAGGATTAGACCGTCATTTTCCCGGTAGAACACCCAGTTACAGTAGTCTGTAGCCTGTTTAGCAGACGCTTCATCTTCTGGAGTCTGTGGCTCAAAAGAGACAATATCCTCGGTAGTCGTAAAGACTCGGATAAGTTGGGGTAACGCACCATCGATAGCTTCAGCTACCTCGCCAGTGACGATCTGGCTGCGTCCTTCAACCTCGTTACCATAGGGATAACGTAGGTAATACTCTAGGGCTTTAGCCCGTTGGTCTGTAGTCTCGGTATCAATGTAACCGATGGAATTATCGATTTCATTCTCGATAATACTCTTGATTTGACCGGAATCCATCTTCATAGCACATCCTTACGGAGTTTTGCCTATTATACAATCCATTTTGTAGAAATTGGCAACGTTGTCTGCCATGAACTATCTCGCTCGTCAAGACCTATTGCAAGGTATCTAAAAGCGTCAGACGCATGGCTAGACCAGTCATGTAGCGGCTTTTCATAGAATATCTGCCGCTTCTCGTCATGCTCCCGACGGTAGTTCCTTAGCGCATCTAGCCCCTGCTTGACCCTCGGATGGAACCAGCACCGAGGCAGCAATCTCCTTACAGCTTGTATCCCATCAGCGACAGGCAGTCTAGGCGCAACCGTTATCGATAGCCCTGCCTCCTCTAAGACTTCCTTACGGCTCTTGCCTGTGCCTAATTCCCTCACCTGTACGTCATGCGGCAGGATATGGCTAAATCCCTCGTAATCGTTCTCTCGTAGCCAATTGACGTACCAATCTAATCCCTGTCCATGGTTTTCGACGAAATCGAGTAATCTAATTTCCTTTCCAGCCAGTTGAGCAACCCATATAGCTGTACTGTCACCCATTCCAATATCCCATGCAGTAAAGCTACGGCACAGATCATCGCGAGGAAAGTCAGTAATATGGCTATCCCTTTCAAGCTCGTTAATAATTTTGCCATAGTAAGACCCCTCAACTGCTGCGTTAAAGGAACACTCGAACTCTTGGTTGTACCTGTCCTCGCCCATCTCTCGATAGGCAGCCTTTAGCTCTGAGTCTGGTAAAACGCCTGTCTGACTAGCCTTGAACTCTAGGAATCGCCAGCCTTCCTCGGTTTTAGCCCTATCCGCTAACTCAGCGAAATGGTTATTACCTTTAGGAGTGCCAATGAAACAAGCCCACCCAAGACGGTCGGCAAGAGCAGGTCGGACGATTTCGTTCCAAATGCGTGGGTTCTGATCGCCAACTTCGTCGATAACCACGCCATCAAAATACTGCCCCCTAAGACTGTCAGGATTATCAGACCCATATAGACTAACCCTACGCCCATAAAAATCAGCACGTAACTCAGAGACATTGTAAGTAGCTCCTAGTGATCTGGTGTACTTCTGAAGGTAATCCCACGCTACCCTTTTGGCTTGTCCGTAGGTAGGCGCAATGTAGGCAAATCGTGGGTCTGGCTTGTCGCACTCGATAGCGGACTTGATAAGGTGGTTGATAGCCGAAACAGTTTTTCCCATGCGACGATGGGCAACCACCACAGTAAAACGATGCTGCTCAATCGCATTATGTATCTCTAGCTGCTGATCTCTAGGATCGTAAGGAATGACAATTTCGGTCATTAGATAAGCTCAACTTGAACTTGCTTTAATGCTTGCTCTATCCTATTACAAGCGATTTTGAAATAAGACTGATCTTTCTCAATGCCAATGAATTTCCTATTAAGCTTTGAGCAAGCAACTCCCGTTGTTCCTGACCCCATTGTATTGTCTATTACGGTTTGCCCCTCATTGGTGTAAGTCTTAATAAAATATTCCATTAGGGCAACTGGCTTTTGTGTTGGGTGAATTCTTCCTACCGTTCCTCGCTCATCAGCAGGAATTGACAAAAGATTTCTTGGATACCGCTTACCATCGCAAACTGTGATTGTTGTTTTTTGAGAGCCGTAGTTATTTGATTTTTTGGAGCCTTTTGCAGTGTAGGGTTCTCCGTCAGTCATTTGTGGGTTATATGTTGGCTGTTTTTTATAAAACACAACAACATCCTCTGTTTGTCTCATCGGCTGTATTTTTGCGTTCAGATGCCCTGTCGGTCTGTTTACCTTATCCCACACCCAAGCATACTTAAAATCAGCAAGATTGCTGGCAATTAAAACGCTAGTAAATGGCTGCGCAGACGTCAGAACTATTGCAGAGTTGTCCTTAGTTATTCTTCGATATTCACCCCAAAGAATACCAAGCGGTATTACTGCATCCCAGTTGTTTTGCGTAGTTCCATAAGGCAAATCACACAGAATTAGATCAACTGACTTATCAGGTATAGATTGCATTACATTTAAGCAATCGCCCAGATATAGCGTTGCATCGCCTATCTTTACAATCTCTGTCACTTAACGTATCCGCAGTTCAGGCACTTGTTGTTCACTAGGAACGCACTGCAACTTGGGCAATTTACTGGCTTGTAGCTCATTTCTTCCCTCCCCATCTGATAACCATCTCCTGAGCTTCCCCGTCCTTACCTGTCACCTCAGTCCTTGCCAGCTTAGGTATGTGGTACTCACTCAGCTTCTGCATTAGGTCTAGGGCTTTGTACGGGTCTTTATCTGCGACCTCGTTAAGCCATCTATCCATGTTCCCTGCATTACGCTCTAGTAGCTCAGCAATAGCCTCTCTGACCTTGCTAGTAGCCTTATTAGGCATTCCTTTAGGTCTTCCCGGTCCTGCTAACCCTTTTCCGATTTCTGTGGTTTTAAAATCGTCTGTTGTTTCCATTTTTGCATTACCTTTCGGGTGTCATGCTTACTTCTTTGGTTTCTTCTCTTGTTTCTTTGGTAACTCTACTTGAGTTGATCCTATTAGCCCTAGCGGAACTCCTGCTGCCAATAAGTCTGATTCATTAGCTCTTGCTGGATCAAATGCAGCAAAACGGGAACGGATATTTTTGGGGTCAAATACTGCGTAAACGTCCGATTTAACATTAGAACCCTCATGCGGACCCGGATCGTAAGTATTCTTAAATACAACAGATTCCTTTTTTGCTTTTTTTGCAGCTTTAATTAAGTCATTGAATGTCTGATCTCTATAGCCGATACCTTGATAATCCTTAACTTTTGCGTTCCCTAATCGCAACATTAATGGCATTACCTGACCACTTGAATAATTCATCCCGTACTTTTCCAAGACAGCCCACTTACCAGCATCATCAGTTGCAGCGTTAAATTCTTCCCACGCTTTTGGATTTTTTAATAAATCAGCATAAGCCGGAGGAGATGATCTGTAAACATTTGCTGTGTTTACATAAGTGTTTGATAATTCTGGATTATTTGCAAAAAAATGCGCTTTTTGTGCAGATTTTGCACCAGTTTTAACGCCAAGCATTGCATTACTAAACTCTGTGAATTCTCTGTTTGTTCCATGATAAGCGTTCGTATCAAACCCCATCGCTTTAGCCCTATCCATAGCCGTATTGTCTGGAGGCAATCCAAGCATTTCTGTGGCATTTTTTTGAGCCACCTCATTAGCTACCTGAAATTGCGTCTTTGATAATGGCTTTAGACTTCCTTGAAACTGTGTTAAATCAAATATCTTTTGGTAGTACGGAGTTTGCGTTATGTCACCACCAGCCTGTTTGACAGCCCTATATTGCCGTTCTTCTTCCTTAGTTGGGAAATATCTAGCCGTAGCCTGAGCTAGCCATTCCTGCGGATTGTCAGCCAAAAGCCCTAGCCCAGCTTTGACCTCTTGCTTTTTGCGATCTACCGCACCTAAAACATTTGAAAGTAATCCGTCAGCCATAGATAGCCTCGTACATATCCGGGCGCTTTTCCATTATCCACGCCCTCGGTTCCTCATGGCTTTTCTTGAAATCAACGCCTATCGTCTGGCTCCCTGCATGATGCACATAAGCCCTGCTGACGAAATGCTGATAACCCGCCACGTTTAAGTCATGACATATTATATTATCTGAATACCAATTAGTTGATGGAAACTTTGCAACTTCCCATGCTTCCCTGCTTATCGACGCGAAGATTGGCGCAATCACCGGAGTCAACTTGATATTCGACTCGCTTGCCCACTGTAAGCCGTTACGCTTATCCCCCTCTATCGGGAACCGAATGTTTTGGTCTGGCAACACATAGTCACTTCTTGCGCCTAAGAATCCGTATTTAACGCCACGAGATTCCAGAATTCCCGCATCTTCCCTTAGCAACGATAGCGTATCTGGATTAAGAACCACATCATCGTTAGCTAAAATCAATGAGTCGTAGTTTCCATCTTGGAAAGCATAGTCAACCGCTGCGTTATAGGCATCCCCAAAAGTGGAACCGTTATTTGGTATCACTTTATGTGTCGTATTTATCGGACTTTTCGAACTTATGTAAACCGGAATGTCGTTAGCGTAAACATTGATCGATTCCAGCAGCACCGCTATGCCGGGGTTTCCGACAGTACAAATGACTATTGCTTGCATACGCCCCAGAAATACAAATCTGCCGGACTAGCGTTAGTAGAAAACTCATAAGTTGCAAATTTTGATAGATCGCAACTATTCTTAATGTCCTGTTCCGTTAGGTTCCGGTAGTAATCACCGCAAAATGGCGCATCATCCGGGCTTGTACGCCTCGTTCCATGCTCAGGTCTGCCCGTAGTAGCACAGGTAAAGAAAACCAGCCCTGAAGCCATCCTAGCCATGTTATTGAAGGTCTTTACCCACTCAGGGTTATGTTCAAAGCACTCGCAGCTAGCCACCACGTCGAAACTGCTGTCTGGATAGGTAAGTTCCTCACCCTTAGCCACTACGTCAACGCCTCGACCCTCACCCAGATCAACCCCGGTATAGTCGCAGCCGACGAAGAATTGCCGGATAGAACCGTTAACATCCAGACTGCCGATCTCTAAGACCCTAGCCTCGAAAAAATACTGTGGAAACCGCTTTTTTAACCCAGACACAAAGTCTAGCTGGCTCTGGTGGCTCATTTCTTCTTGTTTCTTGCGGATATAGCGGCTGCTTTAGCCTTGGCATCGGCTTTTGAACTGGCTCCCCATGCCCGTAAAGATAGTAGCAAACGAGTAGGCTCACCATTTTTATACTCTGCTCCCGGCATATTCCCCATACGCGCTAGGAATGATGCCCTTCGTGGGTTGTCCCCTGACTTGACCGGAGCCTTTAGGTTTGAACCGGGATTCTCAGCCTCGTAGGACTTGCGACCCTTTTCGTTAAGACCGCCCTTCGGGTTCTTTCCAGCCTTCTTAGTCCATGCTGCTGTCACTTTTTCCTCGGCTTGGCTGTTTTAGCGGCTTCCTTGAAATCTGCCTTAGTCGGCGCACCCTTAGAACCTACCTTACGCATCTTCTCGCCACTACCCTCGGCAATACGTTTACGCTTGGCATGGATCGCAGCGTACAAACCCGGATCACCTTTCTTTTTCATTTCTTCCCCTTCGAGGCTTTGCGACCTTCCGATAACATGATTGCGACCGCTTGTTTCTTCTTGGTAACAACTTTTCCGTTTTTACCGCTGTGCAAGGTTCCCTCTTTGAACTCGTTATAAACCTTACTCATCTTTTTTTCAGCTTTGGTCTTCTTCACTTGACCTCCAGATAACCGTTTTCAAATAGTAAACCTATCGTCTTGCGATGCGCTTCTTCCCACATCTCGACCCGTTCCTGTTTGGAAAGATTCTTACCCTGATCTAGCTCGGAATGGCACAAAAAACAAAGGCTAGCAATTCGATAATCACTAGCCTTTATACTCTTTCCCTTGCCATCCCGCAACTGGTTGCTGTGGGCTGCTACTACTGTTCCGTCCTCCCGTCCGCAGTGGCAACACGGCAGCTTTCTGGCGATCTCTAGTAGCTTTTTGTTTCGGTAGTTCAATCTGTCGTTTTCTCCACATTTAGCATAGCCCTCTGGATTTCTTTGGCAAATTTCCTGATCTCAGGCTCGTGGTAATACTCAAGATTTCCAAAGCAACGCTCCATCAAAGCGTCTATCTCACGCTGAGTCAGTTTCCTGATCTTTACGGGCAGATTCTCGAATAAAGGCTGCTGCATATAGCCTCACGATAGCTGCCATCATTCTACCCTTTTTGATTAAATCTCTGGCTCGGATAATTGACGAAACTCTCGCCCTCGTTGCACTCCTCGCAGCAGGTAACGATCTCGCCAGATATATCCCTAGCCCTCGGAACCTCATCCCAATCTACTACCCAACCGCAATATTCACATTGTGCCAAATTGCTATCGTCTGGCACGTTATCTTGTATTTCAGTCATGGCTTACCCCTTTCGCGGATAGTTAACGCTGCCAGCTTGGGTGTAAACCCACAAGTCAAACAGCCACCCATTTCATTCTGAGCAAAAGAAACTAATGGCGGGGAATCTTCAATCATTTGCGCTATTGCCTCACGCTCTGCTGCTGCGACTAAGGCGGCGAAGCGTTCAAATTCTTCATGTGTTCCGTGAGTAACAAAACCCAGAGAAAACTCAAACATGGTCAAATCGAATCCAGCCTCTCTTGCCACGCGGATAATGTCATCTATGGTCATTGCGTCACCCTATCCATTGTTCGATTAGAAGCCTCCTGAGACCGCCAGACATCGATCCTAGCCTGTGCTGCAATCAACTTCCACCTAAGCTCCTCAGCAGCCTCTACAGCCGCCTGAAGCCCTTTTAGTAAGGCTTGGTACTCTGGATGAGCATAAGCCTGATTTTCCCTGTCTGCGACTGTATTCCCGATAGCCTGACTGAACAGGATTGCTTTCTTGGATTTTTTCCATTCCTCAAGATACGTAACATTAGCTTTTGCTTTAGCGTAAGCATTAGCATTTTTAATCATAAAATCAATTGCAGCATGAGGGTCTACGTCTTTACTCATAGCCATTTCCAATTCACATTATTTTTAATTCCGTACAAAGTTGGTTTCGGAATGTTAAATTTATTATGCAATTCAACAACTGTTGATCCATTTTTAAAATGCTCTTTTATTTTTAAAATGAAATCTTCTTTATACTTACTAGTTCCTACTTTGCTTCCTTTAATCATTGTTCCATGTTCAACTGCATCTCTCATGTTTCCTTTTCTTGTATCTATTCTTAAATTTGACAATTTATTATTATTTCTTGTCCCATCTATATGGCACACATCCATACCATCTGCATCCCCAATAAATGTCATTGCAACAAGCCTATGAATTAAGAACTCTTTTCTTTTTGAATTTCTACATAAAGACACTTTTAAATAACCATTTTTAAGTTTTGATGGTTTTAATGTTTTTCCTACTGTTGCCCCACAATTTTTCTCAATTCTTCTCACTTCACCATAATTAGAAATTTCGTATTCTTTCCAATTTGGTATTTGTTTCCAAATTTTTTCCATAAAAAAACCCTCTAGTTTTGGTTTTCCGTGTGCCAGCACGTTCCCACTTAAGGGATTGAAAACCAAAGCTAAAGGGCTTTAGTGTTGTCAATGCTGGCACAATGACGATTTAATTATATATCAACCTGCATATTCAACCTCGCCGATAGCGATTCGGATAGCCTCGATCAGCTTCTCAGCGTTTTCAGGAGTTATGCAGAGATTCGCAGTGCCATTTCTTACGATAATGTTGATCCAGACATCTTCAGCAATAGTGTCAACGTAAATGCCTGTGTGCTGCTCTACGCCTTCGATTTTGATTGATTCCATGTTGCTCCCCTAGTTAGTACCAAGTCGGTACAAGCACATCCTAAATAATCCATTGCCTCGCGTAAACATATTTATTTCTATAGGTTAATGTATTGCTATAGCTTAATACTATTTACATTAGGCAATAGGACAGGACGAGGGGTTGATATTCAACCACTTCCCACACTGGCTAATCACTCTCGTGGCTACATTCATCTTCCAAGGCAACCGTATCGTGGCTCATCCGTATATCAACCGTTCTGCCTTGTTCGTGCAAGTACCTGTAGCAAGTCTGCTGCGCCGTCCTGTCAATAAAGCGCACTCGGTTTCCTTGGCAGCAACCCCGAACATGGGTTCATTTCTAACGCGACCAGTACGGTCTAAACGCAAAAAAGCCCCTAAAGTCTTGGCTTTCCACGTGTGACGGCACGTTTCCCACTTAAGGGAGGAAAACCAAAGCTTTAAGGGCTTTAGCTCATCTACGCCGTCACATAGACAAGACCATAGTACCTATTTGGACAGTATCAGTCAACCCTGCAAACCTCTTTCACCGCTTTTATCGCGTCAATTACGTTACTGACAACAGTTACCTGCCCTTTCCATGAGCAATGCCATAGCACCTGATCTGGGGTTAGTTTGGCTTTCTCATCCCGTTTTATCTCCAGCAGGACGTTTTTGCCCTTCCAGCCTACTAAGATGTCAGGACAGCCCTTGCCTACCCCGTGGAGATGCTCGACCTCCATACCTAAGCGTCTTAACTCTTTGACAATCTCGACTTGATTGGAATCCACCCGTTTATAGACCACGCCAATCCCCTTTCTCGCCTCGGTTCCCACGTTCCCACTGAGTCCGGCAATCTTTCTCTAACCTATCCGCAGCTTGATCGCCTCGCTTCTGCCTGACCAAAGATAGGTAGCTCATCGCCTTACCCCTATCCTCTACTCTCCAAGCTAATACAGCGCGAACTTCACAACGATGCCTATGCTCTAAAACTTCCTCGGTTGTCAAAGTCAATTCTCGCCCCTATCCTCTCCACAAATTGCTGGCTTAGACTGTCGTACCAAAGTCCGTACCATTCCTGACCGTCACCGTTCCGCTGCTTCTCGCACATTAGGTAAGTATCCGGCTGAGTCTCGTCTATCTGCTCACCCCGGTTCTTAGCGTTTTCCTTCTTCTTGTTGCGCCACACCAAAAAGACGTTATCCACCTGATCTGAGATACTTCCAGACCCTTTTAGGTCATTCTTGTTCGGCTGTGTCTCGTCCGTCTGCTGCTTGCGGATATGGTGTACTAGGTGAACATGGACGTTATGATCTCTCGCTAGTGCCGTTAGCTCGTCGATAAAAGACTTCTGCCCGTTAAAGTCATCCTCGTTCTTAACGCACTTCATTAGGCTGTCGATGATGATGTGCTTAACGCCTAGCTCTGTGGCGCAGTACCTTGACATTGCAATCACCTTCTCTGGTGACGTAGTTCCCTGCTGGTCGTACAGGTACATCTTGTCGGACAAGAACGACTCCATCCTATCAACCATCTTCGTTATAAATCCTGCCCTATCGTGAGTCAAAGGATCATCCAGCGATTCACCGGAGAACTGTCGGAGCATCCGTTGTAGAGTCCTCTCTGGCTTCATCTCGAATGACGCTATACAAACCGATTGACCCTGCTTAACCAAGTGCAGCGCGATTTGACCAGTGATTAAAGATTTTCCGCCACCGTTAGAACCAGCGTAAACCGTTACCTCGCCATCACGATAGGCAAAGGAATCATGCGTCTTAGTCCAAGGCATAACAACTTTTCGCTCGACCGTTTCCGATAGGTAGGATTCTTTAACTGACTCCAGCCAATCCCTAGCCTTCCTTACCCGGATCGTCACATCATTAGCGTGAAGGTACTTCTCAACGTCAATGGTTTCCGATTTCAGGATTCGGGCTTTCCTAGCCTCGTCCAGTTCTATCGCCCTTGCTTCAATGCTCATCGTTTCTCCCCATATTTGAACAGTAGTTCTTTTTTAATCAAAAACGCTTTCTTTTTGTTCCGATCTCCAGCACCTACAAACTCTACATATACCAATTTATTCTCGATAATGCAGTGAATAATGTCTCTAGGTCTGACCCATAAAAAAACGTCACCATCGTAAAAAACCCACCACTTAGCCTCGGTTGCTAGTAATGCCGATGCATTACCAGACATCTCGACCTCAACAACCAAATTACCTGTCTCTTTAGACATCGGATCGTACTTCACCTCAACCCCTGTGCCTGTCTCCGGTATCCAGATGTCGTAACCCTTGTAGCCTTCAATCAACGTAGCGCATGGATACTTTTTACGGATACTTGCAAGCACCTGCATCTCGATGGCTACACCACGCTTTAGGTCATCGAAGAATGTCATTTCTCTCCTTAATCTTTGCCAATAGCATCGCCGCGAACTCGCTAGGCTTTTTCGTTAGGTTCCAGATAGCCTTAACCTCTGCGGTAGATAAGTCTTTCCATTCCGCAACCGGCTCCTCTGGCTCAGGCTCTTTCGGAAACTCAATCAGCGGTTCTCCGGCTAGTCGATCAGCAAGGGCTTTCGTTAGGGCATGGTTTGTGTACATCAGCTTTAGAATCTTTAGTAGCTCCTCAGCCTCATCTCTCGTTAGCTCGATAGTCAAGTGTTCTTCTCCTTCAACTTGGCTTCGATGGCTCGTTCATATCCATACCATACTGATTCACATTCGCCATACTGGTTGTGGTGTTGCTCGTACAAATATTCCATTTCCTTATCCGTCAGCCCATGCCATTCGCGCTGTGGTGGGGCGGTGTAGAGTGGCGCTCCATCTTTTGCTGGTTGTTGTCGGCTTACATGGAAGTCATGCCCTTCTCGGTCAATGTCGTACTTATCTGCCCAAGCCACCGGCTCCGGTTCAGGCTGCGCAAGTCTGGCGCGGAGCAAATAAACTGCTGTTTCATAAGATTGCCAATAATTATGGTCAAAAACCTCGTCCAACGCATCCAGCACTTGCTGCGCTTCCTCGCGGGTTAGTGTGATAGTCATAGTTTCCCCTAGTTAATGTAACTTACTGCTTCGTTAATTCTGGATAGAGCCGTTTTAAGCCGTTTTCTATCCTCGGCTGATACTTCCCTACCCTCGCTTACGTCAAACGCCGCTATGGACGTAATAAGTGCCTCAAATTGGATTATTTTCAGCAGGTCTGTTGCGTAAAACGGTCTCCTTACAGGTTTGTTGATATGGTTTGCCTTTAATCGGTCTAAATTGTTGTCGTTAGGAAATAGGTCTGTCAAGTCCATTCCAACCGCTTCAACGATTTGATGCGCTGAACATCCGGCAAAGCACTTGAGCAGGATTCGACCGTCATCAGTTTCCGTTATGGCAAGGCTTGGTGATTTGTCACCATGAGCAGGACAACAAGCAGTCCAGCGACCTTTAGAACCGCGCACCTTTTCGAGTTTGTTTAGCAAGTCTCCAATCATAGAACCCGTCTCCCCATAGAAACATCAACGTTAGGTTTAGTGATTTCGTCTTCCCATCGTTTGCCATTCAGCCACGTTGACGCATGAGGAACGTATTGAACATCTTTGGATAGCAATCCTTGTTCACGAACAGCATTTATCAACATAGAAACAAATGTTTCATCAGCTTTTAATTTCTTAAATGCTTTCCATCCAGCTTCCTTAGCTTTCTTGTTTGGATAGACATTCCAGAATTTCAAAAAATGCTCGTTATATTGTTCTTTTGAAGATGAAGATGAAGATGAAGATGAAGGGGTTGGATTTTGCTTAACCTCTTGGATAACCTTAAGGTTAACCTTATCATCCTTCATTAGAGCAGGATTACCACCAAGTTTTCCACCTAACGCTCTGATTTGTCTAAGGTTTTCATCTCGTATCATCCTGCGGCTACAAATAGTCCCATCGTCAGCAAGGTCATACACTCCTGCATGATGTAACTCTTTAAGCCAACCTTCAACAACCTCTAAGGTTTCCCCAACCATACGGGCAAGGTTGTCTGGAAGGATAACCTTATCCCCAACCTTCAAGTGTCCGTAAGGATTACCTTCGTGCATAAAACAGATCATGTCTATCCATAGACCTCTGGCTCCTGTTGAGCATGACCTTAGTGCTGTATCCCGTAGCCAATCGGAGGGATAAAATTGGAATGATGGACGTTTAGGCATTTTCTTGATCCTCCTGAATCAGACCTTCGTTCCATTCGTTGACCATTTCCTCGTGAAAATCGTCAATCAACTGTTTAACGTGCCAAGCCTGTTCAGGGGTCAAAACGACAGATACTTCCTTGCCAAACTCAAAACTTTCTTGCTTTAATACTAAGCAACCTACGTCGCTAATGTAAACCTCTAATCCTTCTGATCCACGAAATTTCAACATAGCTTTCTCCAAACGAAAAAAGCCCTAGGAGAGACTCTCACCGATTAAGGTGTTGGCAGACTGGTAGGTAACCAGCAGAGTCCCTTCTAGGGCTTACCTGTTATCGCGCTGCCAAGCACGATTAAAACTATACCTTAACGTTTCGTAATTGGCAAATCTTGCAAATCTCTAGGTTGCCGAACTGAATCGCTGATCTGGATCGCTTACATCCAGCGCAGTACCGTAGACCAAAGTTATAGGTCTTAGTCGTTCCAGTTTTGCCGCTTGACGTTGCTACTAAGGATTTTGAATGATCGTCTTTCAATGGTCTGCCCTCGTGGTGTTGTTTTTCTAACTTCCGGCTGTTTATCCGGCTTAGTCTTAGTTTCTTGCAATTGTTTTAAGTATTTTTCGTATTTCATTATCGCAGAATGTTGACGTTTGGTAATAGAATGTTTCTATAGGTTTACATTTACTAATAGAAATATATTTGCACTAACCTGTTGATCTGTGGCACTATTTCGAAGCGGTAACTCACTAGGGAATAAATATGAATGACCAAGAGTTTGAACAATACCTGATCTCGGAGCTGCTTGACGGACATCCTAACGATGTTTTGTGCCACATGGATGCTGCAAGCATTGAGGAAGAATTTAGCGAACTTCTGTTTGTCTGGTCAAGACATCAAAAAGACGCAGACGCACTCAAGGATGGTATGCAGCGGTTTCTAGTCGGAATGATTGACCGTATCGTTAAGGAGCAGCGACTACCGCCTTACCAGCCAACCGCAGAAGATGAGTATATGGAGCATCAAGACAGGCTGTATCAGGAACGCAAAGACCGGGAAGCAGAAGAACACTTTAGGAGCCAAGCATGAAACTATTTAATCCAGACGATAAACTAGCGGACTTCATTGACCGTCATGCCCTGTGGGTAATCGTGGCAATATTCATCCTTTCTATGCTACTGGATAACTTATGACATTTCCCTGCATCCTAGACAAAGAGTTTAAGTATGTTCCGTCAACTAAAACGAATATTCGTAAGACTTTTGATCGCATTAGAAAGGAGCAAAAGGAGGCTACAAAGGTACAGACTATTCAGGCAGCACAACCTAACAATATTATTTTCAATAAAAAATTCGCTAAGGGATAAATGATGAACAATCAAAAGGAGCAAGAGGAGCATCGCCAGTGGCTTGTGTATGAAAAGCTACAGAAAGCCAGAGTCAAGCTCCAGAATATCGAGCTAAAGAAGTCAGGACACAACAAGTTCGCAGGGTATCGCTACTTTGAACTGACCGATTTCCTGCCTACAGTCAACTCAATATTTGCTGAATTAAAGCTCTGCCATACGCTAGAGTTCACCAGCGACTTAGCGACAATGCGCGTTATTGACACTGAGGATGGTGGATGCGCTAAGTTCACCTGCCCTATGGCTTCGGCTCAACTCAAGGGTTGCCATGAAGTTCAGAATCTAGGCGCATCGATTACCTACATTACTCGTTATCTTCTCGTTATGGCTCTGGCTATCTGTGAGCATGACGCATTAGACGCGACCACTGGTGCAGAAGAACCTAAGTCATCTAAGCCTGTAACGAAAGACGTATTCGATACGTTAGACGAACAGTCACAGGAAGAAATCAAAAGCTATGCAGCCGATGTAATTATGCTGATTCACAAGGATCAGGTATCTGAGGCTGTGGAGTATATCAATTCTCTGGAGCTAGATGCAGACTGGAAGACTGCACTCTGGTCACAGTTGGATAGCAAGCAACGTAGTGCAATCAAGAAATTTACTAAGGGGTAAATATGGCATCAGTAAACAAAGTAATTTTACTTGGAACTCTTGGCAAAGACCCAGAGATACGCTATCAAAGCAGCGGAGATTCAGTAGCCACATTTAGCATAGCAACAAATGAGAAATGGACAGATAAAGTCACTAAGGAAAAAAAGCAATCAACTGAATGGCACAGAATAACTGCGTTCGGGAAACTTGCAGAAATAGCACAGCAGTACCTTACTAAAGGTTCTGAGGTATATATTGAAGGAAAGATTAAAAGCAATAAGTACATAGACAAAGAAGGTATTGAGCGTGTTAGTTATGGTATTAACTGCGACTTTATGCAAATGCTTGGAAAGGGAGAAAATAAAGAGCCAAAGCAACAACCAAAGAAAGTAGAGCTTCAAGACGATGACCTTAGTGATACGCCGTTTTAAGGAGACACAATGTTTACAGAACAACAGCAATCACGCTTAAAAGCTACCGTCAGACCTAAGATTGGCGAGGAGTATCAATCTACGACAAATCACGAACTAGAAAAAACCATTGAACAGTTAAAACTTGAATCTCCAGAGCGTTTCTTAAATAAGCACTCTATCGAGAATCGTCAGTTTTATCATCAACCAAGATCAGTAATACCAATGGCAGGATTCGTAGAGCCATTAAAAATAGAGTTTCCAACATAGGTTAAATGAGGGAAAGTTACATTGGCTTTTCGATTAACAAATCGTCAAGGATAGAACCAGTGTAATGAGTACCTCACCCGTTAGCCCAGCGATAGGTGGCGCATATAACCTACGCAGCATACGCACAGGCTCCTATCAGGTAGAAGTCTCCCTCTGTGTGAGTATGCGGACAGCCCGGAAAGACGGGCATTAACTCAGGAGAAAAAATGAAACTGTTGGACTATCTAAAAGAAACCTACGAAATCAAGAATGACCGTCAACTGGCTATCCGCATCGGGGTATCCATGCCAACGATCAGCAAGATTCGTAACGGGCATAACGGAGTGTCGGCTGAGACAAAGATCGCAATACACAAGGCTTTTGATATGCCTATCGCAGAAATTGAGGAGTTTTTATGAGCTTTGAGATTACGGAATTAGAAGTCGTTAGGTGGGCTGAAGCTAGAGGCATCATCAGGAATTCGGACTCTAAGACACAGCTTCTAAAAGCAGTTTCAGAAATGGGGGAACTAGCCGATGCGGTCATTAAACGAGACAGAGACGCAATTATTGACGGAATTGGCGACGTTCTTGTATGTCTTATTGTGGCTGCTGCTATTGAAGATGTCGATGTAAAGCAGTGTCTAAGGGCTGCTTATAACGAGATTAAAGACCGTAAAGGGTACTTGAACAAGGAAGGCGTATTTATCAAGGATGGACAAAAATGAGCAGATTCTTAGCCTAGTGAAGTTTAAGGCTATGAACATATTTGAGTTATGTGATTCAGTACATATAGTCCGCAGGGCAATGCAAGAGAGGCTGAAATACCTAATGGAGACTAACCAGCTTTACGTTAGCCACTACAAGTTTGAGAAGTTAGGTAAGAAGTTCCAGCAGATAAAGTATTACCGGAAGGGGAATAAACCTCATGCGCCAAAGCCAGCACCGCTAACAGACTTAGAAAGGCAAAAACTTAGCAGGGAACGGTTAGATGAGGATGAGAGAGAAAACAAGTTAGCAAAGCGCAGGATTAAGCGGTATGTATCAAAAATTGAGAAAGTCGGAGACCCTTACATAGACTGGATAAGGAAACCATAATGGACAGATTCTCGGAATGGGCAGATCAGAATATGCCAGACGCGACAGTTGAACACTATCGGGCATGGAAAGCAGGGCATGAACAATCCAAAGCCCTCGTACTTCAGCTTCGTTCCGAGATCATCCGGCTACAAGAGTTAATCAGCCAACTAAACCACGAAAGGAATATCGGCTAATGGGCAGACCTCGCAAGAATCCAGATGACCCTAAATGGGATAAAAACGAGCCACAGGAAGCAACAAGCCAAGTTAATGACGATTGGCGTATCTTCTTCGCAGCGGTTCTCGGAGGCTTAATCGCTAGGGGTGGCGGTCAGACTTATGAACAGATGATAAAAACGGCTTCAGAGATAGCAAAAGAGGCTCAGAAATCCATTCAATAATCCATTCATGTATCTATTAGCTCACCTCGGAAATAGAACTGATCCCCAATGACCTGCACTAGCTCTGGCGGCATTAACTTTCCGTCAATGAAATGCAATACCGCAAATCCTGACCGCCAGTTCTTAGGGCTATCCTCAGCGTAATCAAACTGAGACCCATCGATAAACGCTAGAGTACCTGTATCTACACCGTACCTTGTTCCAGTGTAGTCCGTCCAAGGCGTAACCTTAAGACTGTGTAAATGCCCAGTAACAATAGAAACACCGGACTTTAGGGTATTGTTGTACACAGCATGGATGCCATTATGATAACGATGTTTAATCATTACCTTGTCATTGACCATCACGCTAGTGGAGAACTTCCATCGAGGGAAATGGTCTCTCAAGTCCATGCCCTCAACACCCTTCCAAGTATCCCCTACCTGAGCCGCTAAACGGGCGTTAAAGCGCATATCATGGTTGCCCCATGTCCAGTGTAGGGCAGCACCTTTTGCAGCCTTCTCGACCTCTCCTAGACGCTCCTGACAGGCTTCTAGCTCCTGCTTTACGCTAGGAGTTGATCCCCATCCAGATACAGGATGACGAGAGATACTTGCCCCGTCAAACACATCGCCATTCATAATGACCATCTTCGGTTTAACCGCTTTGATGACCTTTATCAATGCCTTGTGTGCCGGACTAACTTCATCGGGCATATAGTGGCAATCTGAGGCTACAACCACATATCCGTCAGAAATATCAACTAACGTCCTTACGTTGTTCTCTGGGTATGTGATCTTAAAATCAGGGCTTTGTGGTGCTGTACCCTTTAAGACGATAGAAAACTTCTTTTCTATAGCCCTACGTCTTATGTGAATGTTTCTTATGTTAATGTCTAATGCCTGAGCTACCTTTGACGGACTACCAGACTCATTCCACAGACGAATAAACTCCTCGTCTGTACACGATTTGCGTTTCATAAGCCACCTTAGTTAGTTGCTCTACGATACTCTCCGCACCATTGATCCTCTGCGGTAATGGCAAAAGAGAAGCCAACTCCATCCTCGTCGGGGATAATCTGAGGAGGAAATCTCCTACATTCCCCGAATTCTTCTTTTTTATCACCTGCGTAAAAACTACAAGTACGACACATCGGCATACAATCGTCAGGAATCTTCTTCTTCACGATGGATTTATCTCCGGTTCAGCAGCTAAATACTCGAACGAATGAACAGACCAAACGGCTGTTTGACCATTATCAAACACAACCATGACCTTATCATTTTGCAATAACCAGCAAAACCGCAAATAACCCTTACCGTTAGTGCCGAAAGCGTATCCATCCCGCATATTCTTCTCAGCACAGTATTCCTGACGGTTCGTTACAATCGTCCAACCACCCGCATTGTTAGCAAACCCCGCAGCCTGTGGCATATCGTCAGCAATGGCAATTAAGGGAAACATCAAGGCAATTAGGTACTTCATGGAACCTCCTTGTTGTATTGCCGAATGATGGTCTGTAACGCCTCTAATCGCCTATTCGAATCTCGGCAAGATTCATAATTCTCTATTACTGTTTCGGCAACGTCTTTAGCGGCAATGGTGGAGCCATTAGCTCCGGTGGAACTGCTATCCGACATACTGGCTGTTGCGGCTGCATCGTGGAGCATCCCGAAAGTAGAACTAATAGGGCAATCATTCGATACACGATCAACCTCTTTCGTTAGTGTCCGGTAAACGATCCGATCCTTTCTGGCAGACTCGACTACAGTCTTTGCTACAGAATCGGCAACTTCCTGCTGCTTCTTGAAACTCTCTACCGCAGCTAAAGCACTTGCAGCCCTCTCCGCATCCCACTTTGCCTGAACGGACTGCTTTCCCATCACATAACATTTCCATCCTGCCCCCGCTAATACCAAACAAGTCACAGCAACCGCAGCTATTCTCCAATACATAGTCTGTACTCCTGCTGGCGACGAGCCGTTAGACCCTTCAATTCCTTGCCGTTAAACTTGTTCCATTTCAGCAACTCTTTACAGGCAGCCGAATAGTCACGCATTTTTAATTTCTTGACAAGAGTGGACTTACAAGCAGCACCAGTGCCGATGTTGTATGACCATGAAACGATGGCATCCCATTCATGCTGATACATAGGCACATCGCCAATGCAGCGTTTTAGGTCTTTTTGGAAAGATTCAGTGTGCTGAGAGAGCTTGATTAAAGCCCTGATAGGGTCGGTTTTGTCACCGATCTTGACGTTATGGGTGTCGCCGAACCCAATGGTAGGAACATCCCCAGCTACAGGGATATAGGCGGATTCTCGATAACCTTCGTGGACAGCAATGCCAATCAACGCCGCCGCAGACAGCGTTAAACTAGCAATGACTGTCCTACTACTCATCGTCTGCTTGTTTTCTGGCTATCTTTAAGTGCTGCATCTTGAACCAGATATTGACCAACAGACCGATCACAGCAATAGCAAGACCGCCTAAAGCCGCAAACTCATTAGCCGTTAGCCCAAAAAAAACAGCAGTCGCAGAACCGCTGTAAGTAACTACCGATGCCGTTTTAGTTATATCCGTCATTTTGAAGCCTCAAGCTGTTCAATACGCTGGCTCATCTCTTTTACTGCGTTAATCAGAGCAAACGTGAGTTCAGATGTATCTACAATCTTAAAACCTTTGTCATCCGTCTTTACACAGTTGGAAAATACGGTATTTTCTAAGTCCTGAGCAATAACCCCAACGAACTCTTGAGACGGGCTATCAGACTTCATAAACTCAGCGGTATAACGGTATTTCTTAGTGTTAATCTGCTTCAGTTCTGCCAAGCCTCTATCATACGAAACAATGTCCTGCTTGTAACGATTATCTGAGTAAACGTTAAACGTACCACCACCGACTTTTTGAACGTCTGACAAGTCGAAACCAGCCGATGTAGCACCTACGAATAAGCGCATATTGCCAGCGATACGAATCTGAGCCTCAGCACCCGTCCAGAACACCGAACTATTTGAGGTAAAGTTATAACCATTCGCTGACGTTACGCCTGTGCTAAACGTCTTAGAGCCTGCAAAGGTCTGAGTGCCAGTATTAACAACGCCAGATACCGATGATGACGCTACAGGCAAAGCAGCCGATGACCAAGAGCTACCGTTAGATGTCAGGACGTTACCGCTAGAGCTAGGGGCTACTGACGATACGGCAGACGTACCGTTACCCACCAATACCGCACCTGTGGATAGTGAAGCTGCACCAGTACCACCGTTAGCCACGTTTAATGTGCCACTGAGTGATATAGTTCCAGATGACGTTACAGGCGATCCAGCAACCGTAATACCTGATAAGTTAGACGTTAGACCTACGCTAGTGACCGTACCAGTTCCCGGAGTAACAGTACCCCAAGCAACGCTAACACCGTCAGTCGTTAGGTATTTACCTGAGTTACTTGTCTGAGAAGGCATCAGAGCGTTAATCGCTGTCGATGCTGTAGTGTTTCCAGTACCGCCCTGAGCTATCGGCAAAGCAGTAGTTAGGGTAACGCTCCCAGAAACAGATAAATCACCACCAACAGTAAAGTTATCGCTATCAGCACCAGTCTGCTGATCCTTTAACTGCGCCATAAGTTCCCGAAGAGCGTTATTAATATTGCTAGGTGCGCACCCTTCCGCGATATTAATCCCACCAATGTCAGTGTTATTAGCCGCTGTTGCGCTGTATTCGCTAATCTTGTTCTTTGCCATGATTTATTCCACCAATCCAAGTAGTCCGGGAACAGCAAACGGAGATGCAGTTCTAGCTCTCTGTACAGCCTCAGCAAATGTCGCTGGTCTAGGCGCAAACATAGCTTTCTCACCTAAACGATAGTAAGGAGCAGTCATTAGGGCTGTCAATGCACCTGCCATCGGATCAACGTAACCAGCCCCACCAGTTAGCAAAGCCCCTGTCATGCCTCTAGTTGCTGTACCGCTATCAGGCACTTTCTGACCAAGGATAGAAGTAGCGCGGCTAGATAGGTCTTGCATAGGCGCAGCACCTCTAGCAAATGCACCTTTACGCTTAGATATATCAGCTTGACGTACAGCAGACTCTAATTGAGCAGGACTAAATACGCCTTCCTCGCCGCGAGTCTTAGCCATAGCAGTCTGGACTCGAACAAAATCACGATAGGCAGAATCAACCTTCTTCAAATCACCTGCATACTTAGGATTCTGGTTCCGCAAAGTATTCATGTAAAAACCCTCTAATTCCTTGAAGGCTTCACCTAATAGCTTTGTTGATCCTGTACCAGCGCCATACGTTCCAGATAATTTAGCTAAGTCTTGTTTAATAGCCTGAGCTTTCTGACCAGAGACAACACCTGAAGCCCTAAAGTCAGCCTCTAGCGCATCTACATAGGTCTGAAACTGTTGTTTGTCAGCCTCAGACAAATTGCCTTTTGAATAACGATTCTTGATAGCATCAAATCCAGACTGAACTTTAGGGGTGAACTTGACCGCTAGATCAGGAACTACATCGTTATATTTGTCTTGAATCGACTTTTCTACAAACAAGTAAGCATCACGACCAGTTAGCCCTTGTGGAACCTTCAACTTAGGGTCAAGATTACCAAGAACCTTGTTATAAGCCGCAACATTAAACTCTGAGAATTGACGCTCTCTAGCACCGCTTACGATACCGCCTACCAATGGCATACTCTCCGCGGCTTGTTCCATTTGTTGAATACGACCACCAAACGCAGAACCCGGAGTTAAAGATATACCTTGCTGACGTAATGCAGCAGCTTCAGGACGTACAGCAGGAGCCATTAAACGACCAGCACCGCTAAGAACCGCAGTTCCTGCACCACCCATTAGCCCGCTAGTAACAGCCCCTCCAGTGACATCCTCAGTAGCCTTACCAGCACCAGTAGCAGCACCCATACCAGTACCTAGTAGAACATCGCCTATGATCCCTGCACCGCGAGTTACTGGCTTTGTCATTACAGCAGCAGGAGCAAGCATACTTGCGCCAAACTCAGTACCACCAGCCCTTAAAGGCTGTTCCTGAGCAAATTGCCCTTGCTGTGCTCGTAACTGATCTCTAATTTTTTCGTACTCAGCACCAGAAATAGCACCAGACCTAAATGCAGCCTCTAGCTCATCAGCGAATCCAAAGGTAAGCCCTTGAGCAGCAGCCCTAGCAGTCTCAGCACCAGTAGAATATGGAACAGGAGCAACTACAGACGGGCTAGGAACAGCCGGAGTTCCTTGCTGTTTAGCAATTTCCTCAAGACCAGCAGTCGATACCTTGTCTAGCTTTCCAGCCCTAAGGTACTCTAGGTCTTTGGTAGAGAGTTTGGACAAATCCATTATTTGCCCTTTCTACGATCTAACTCACGTTGAATTGCGTCCATATCAAACGCTGGAGCTACATTACTCGGCATTGCTGGAGCAGCGCGACCAGATTTAATCATCGCAGAGTCAAGCAAGCTTTTTAGACGATTCTGCTTATCTTTGATAGTTGCTGGCTTATCCCCAAGCATCGGGAAATAAGACCTGCGGTAGTTTTCCAACTGTTCGCGGGTATATGCAGCACCCGTACCCAACGTAAGAGCAGCGTCAAGAATCTCTAACTGAGCAGCCTCAACTTGCTGACGAGACTCAGGATTAGCTAGGTTCTTCAGATAATCCGAGCCAGTTAAGAACTTGACTGCCTCAGCACTAAACTTAGGAGATGCAGCCGTAGGATTTGCGCCTACTACCGTCTGCAACTGATTTAGCGAATTGACAACGCGATTCGTTAGGAATCCAGCAGTACGCTCAGATTCACTAGGCATATTGATGCTCGTAGCACCTGCCTTACGCTCTGCAATACGCATCTCATACAACTTATTCTCAAGTTGCATGAGTTCAGCAGGATTCAATTCCTCAATCGGTCTGCCTTGGAACATACCAGCAGCTACACGACGATCTTGGTTCGTGTAATCAGTCTTTTTAGTAACAAAATCAAGCGCACGTTTATTTAGGTCTTGCAAGCCTTGTCTTAGTTCGTTACCAGTAATGCCGCCTGTGACAGCGAGTTGCTGTAGCTTATCAACCTCACCCTTAAACTGCGGAGGAACGGTATCTTTAATAGTTCCAAAATCAAAATCAAGTACAGATTGACGCGATATTTGCTTACTAATCGCATCAATTTGCTCTAGGTTTGATTTAATTCTATCCTGAGCTAACTTTGTAGGGATACGAGATAGACGCTCATTTTCAGCCAATAAAGCCTGTGTTCTTGCTGCTAACGGGTCAACTTTAGGAGCCTGACCAGTTACCGTTACCTCTGGCAAAACATTCCCCTCAGGAGCCGCCTCAGTTATTTCCGTTTGTGGTGCAGCCATAGCAGCCGCAGGAGCAGTAGGCTCAGCAGGAGCCATAGAAGGCGAGATAGCCTCACGAATCGGAGCCATCTCAGCAAAGTATTTGATAGCCTCAGCAGGATTAGCCCGGATATACGCTTGCATCATCGGGTCGTTAGCTACTCTCGGGTCTTGTAGTAACTGATTGATCGCGTTCATTTGCGCTCTGGACTGCTGGAGCTTCTGAACATCGGCTATCTGACCGATACCAGCCTGATACGTCTGACCTGCACCTGAAAACCCTTGAGCAGCAGCCGTTAAGATATTCTGTAGCGCAGAACGACGATAACCACCACCACCCATGCCTTGAGCTAACGCAGCACCAAAACCTAGCAATCCAGCTAGGTTAGAACGTTTCTCTAGTGAAGCCTGTTCCTTTGGACTCAACAACCCCTGATAGACGGTTGGAGTACCACCAAAGATATTAGGGACGTAATCTTCTAGTGCCATATGTCACCTACATCAAAGTAAATTTAGGTACTGGCGAGGAATAAGGCATTGCCTGTTCTTCTGCTGGTCTGCCTCGTAGCAATCCGGGGGTTGGAACCTGCTTCTGTCTAAATTCTTCTTGGGCAAGATTCGATGCCATATTCATGGTAAAGGGATTATCTTTACTAAACTGCATAAACGACTTAGGCACTTGCTGTAAGGTTGACATCAGGCTAGGAGCAGCCATCGCTTGACCAGCAGCCGTATTGATAGCACCCATACTAGCCGCAGGAGCAGCAGCGATATTCGCAGCCTGAGCAGCACCAGCCCCACTAGCAGCACCAGCCGCACCACTAGCAGCACCAAATACACCACCACCGATACCGCCTAATAGCGCACCAGTAAGCGGATTACCACCCCTAGCAGCAGACGTTACACCGCCTAGCATCGCACCTAAAGCTATTGGCGCACCCATTATTTACCCCCTGAAGTAGCTGTCTTAGTCTCCAATGGCGCACCATAGAAGATGTTAGTAGTACGACGCAGACGGTCTAGCGGTATATCCTGAGCCTTTAATGCGCCCTCGATACCCTGTTGCTCGTAAGACTCACGACCCTGACCAACCTGTAAGAGTTTCTGAATATCAGCGTAATCCTGAGCAGCCATTGACGGAGCCAACTGAGCAGCCTGAGCCTGTCTCGCTAGATCAGCAGACGTAATATCAGAAGCCGCACTTAAAGCCCCTAAACGAGTCCGTAGGTTTGCTTGCTCACCAGCCGTTAGACCACCAGCACCAGCAAAGCGATTCGCTATCGCCTGTTGCTCCAGACTACCCAAGCGACCCATAGCCTGTTCTTGAGCCTGACGCTCTAGCTGGTAATTCTGGAGATAAGCCTGTTGATTCTGTTCTGCTAACGCTCTTGCTAAGACATCCTGAGATTTAGCCGTTTGTTGTGCCATTGCACCTGAGCCATAACGACCAGCAGCAGCAGCCTTAGCCTGTAAGTCCTTCATGCTCTCGCCAAAAGCCTCACCAGCTAGACGATTAGCCTGAGATAACGCACCCTGTAGATACGGACTAGCCCCACTCAGATAAGCACCGCCAGCAGTCGATCTCGTTAGCCGAGCAGCCTCAGATTCCGGCTGACCTTCCATCATCGAACGATAGAAACCTGCCGAGGGATCATAAGCACCCATCCCCATAGCCTCGATCTTCCCGGCATAAGGGCTTGTATAGCCCATTTGCTGAGCTAGTACGTTTTGGGCTTGTCCTGTAAGTGGAGAACCAGCCAAAGCACGTTGTTCGGCTAGTGACATCGCTTGTAACGTAGCAGCAGACGGACTAACCGCTAGTGTTGACGGTGCTGCTGGCATCCCTTCATAAAGTCGCTTGGCTTCTTCCAAGCCAAACTTCATAAACGGCTTAAATTCCGGGTCGATTTCCGTCTTTTGTTCGCTTCCGCCGCCACCCATATCACACCTCGCTAATCCATTCTCTAGGACGGAATCCATAGGTTTTAGCCCTACGACCCCACCCCGGTCTATGACTAGAGAAACTTAAATATTTGATATTAGCTTCTCTTGCCATATCTTTGATAAATTGTAAACCTTTTTCCACCAACTGATAATCATTTTCTAACGTCCAAGCCGCCCAAACATGGAGCTTTTGGTTCACAGGCTGCAATACAAAGTACCCTGCAAAATGACTATCTTTTAACGCTACCCATAGAAAAGATTTCTGATTCCAACAGTCTGCGTACACATCCTCTGGTATCCAGTTCTCAGGGCTACGCTTCTTTATTTCCTCTAGTCCGGGCTTGACGCTCATCCACCAGTTTCTAAGTTGGTCAGGCTCGATCAGTTTAAATTCAATCATCCGACGATTATGTATCCGTAAGTTTTATCAGCAGTATCGTTAGCCCAATGACTAACAGTGGCTTGCCCTTGTTGCTGGTTTGAAACGTAAAGATTGGAAGTTGCCATTGGCGCAATGTACTGCATTGTGACAATAGCAGCAGGAATAACGGGTCTATCAGGGCTAGTTGTTGCAGCGTAACTAATTAGCGAGACTGTCGTGGCTGATACCAATCCAGCCACCTCAACGTAATCACCCGCCGCTAAATCAACAAACGTATTGACAGTAGCTACCACATGACTAGGATTCCCAGCAGCTTTCCTAATAGGCAGGTCTATTCGAGATGCCGATCTTGCAATGTCTGAACCATTTTTGCGGAACCAAACATCAGCGTATTGTAAAGCGTTATCATCACTAGCCAACTGAATCGAAAACTGGACGTTATAAACACCCGCATTACGGACATTGAGCCGACTGTTATTAGAAAGGTAAATTCCGCTAGATTCTTCCGTTGTATCGTATTGGATCGTCGCCGGAGTCATTGCAGCACCAGCAGTCTGGCTCGTATTCCTTGAAAACGCCCCGTAGGGAGCTGCGTCAGCTTCGGCGGCATCAGATACCGGGACAAAGAAAATAAGGCTCTCGTAGCCTATACGCCCGTCGTAGAGGGTCGTTGTAGTGGCATTACCTGTCGCTAGGGTCAAAGTCCCTGTGTTATTCGTCTTCCCATCCATTGCCCCACGCAAAACCTCAGCAACATCACGCTCTGAGGCTCCAAATGGCGGTAAGGTACGAAATTGACGGGTCATCGATCACCCGCTTTCGTTACATCGACATCAACAGCCACCACAGTACGCCAGTTACTACCCGTAGGACGTACCTTTACCCTGTGATAATTACCGCTAGACCGCACAGACACCCGATTAATCGAGTCTGGCGAGGCATAATCCGTAAAAGTAACGTTATCTTGGAGCAACACTCGACCAGATACCGCTACATCACCGCTACCATTGTCAACAATCGGCTTAACTAGAGTCATTAAGCTCCTACCAATGTCTATATCGTTCGTCGTAACAGAGGCTTCAGCATAATCGCCCGTAAATCCGTACACTTTCTGACCAAAAACCGCTGCTAAGAACCAAGTTCCACCTGCATAAGCACGATCATCCAGCGTAATCGATGCAGCATCAATGGAAGGTAACGATAAAGTACAGTTGCTCGTCGTAATCGTGCCTGAATCTACCGTAGTAAACGTGAAACTGTTGTCATCTACCTTGGTAATTTGATAAAACCCGTCAGCAGCACCGCCAGACGTTGCATCAAAGTAAACATAGGCATTGGTATTTAGCCCATGATTGTTTGCCGTTACGGTAACAGTCGTAGTTGTACGAGTGTAAGTACCTGCTAACGTATTCGTTCCCGGAGTAATCGAGAGTTTATCCAATGCCTCTAGGGAAGCAGAGGAAGTCACCACATAAGAGATCGACTGAACGTTAATGGTCGAATAAGACCAGCGGTTTAGCTTCTGGCTGTAAATAAGTAATTTGTTACCTGCGGCAGTCGGCACTACCCAAATAATGAGCGAACGTACAGGATCAACCGTTGCACTCATCTCACTTGTTACTTTGCTAATCGAGACATTCTCAAAGAACCAACGATCAACCTTCTCAGCACCAATCGGGGTGACTGTCTGACCGTTACAGGCATAGAAACCATCGTCCGCTAGGAAGTAGGTAATCCCTGATAACTGAGCAATCGAGCCGTTAGCGATACATCCCAAAGACCGAGAGATAGCGTCAAACTGGAAGAAGAACGGACTACCAGCATACGTCATCCGGTAGATTGCCTTTTCCAAGAAGATCAGCCCGTATTCGCCACCAGCGATACCAGTAATGTCACCACCGTCAGGAAGCACCTGAGCATCAGCCTGAACAGCCGAGGATGGAGTCCAGACAAGCTCGTTATTGATGTCAGACCAATAAACCTTAGATTCATCACCAGCAACGTTAGCTGCTACAACGAAATCTCGGACAACTGTGACAAACTTGGCAATAGGCGCATCAGCCGACAAATCCGCAAAAGCCGTGCTTGAGCCTAAATCAAACGCCTGCAGCTTGGCATTACCGTCAGCAGCAATCACTACCGAGCCAAACTGCGTTACATCCCACGATAAAGCCGCATAACCACCGCTTTTGCTGACATCAACGTAAGAGTTATTCGTCGTATCAAACTTGAAAATCTTTGAGGCACTAGCCGCAAACAAGACATTCTGACCGCCATACTTACCACCAAAGCAAGTTAGCAAAGTCTCGGAAGCCTGAGTCTCATCGTTAGGATATGGCTCAATATTTGGAATAGGCGCATAACCATTAGCAACTGGATAACAGTTCACTGCATCCGATACCGCCTGAATGATACTCGGCTGATCCGGTAGCCATTCACCAAAGTTTATTCTTGTCGTTGCCATGTATCACTCACCGGAGAAACTTTCGTCCATTCTTCACCGTAAATCATGCCTTCAGCAGTAACCACAGCCCTAGTAGTCATTGACCCTGTTGCCGTTGATCTTCTTACGCCACCTACGCAACGAACGTCAGCCTCAGAGATAACCGAAGCCGATGCCAAAACAGCATTATTCGCTATCGCTGTAAATGTTCCTGCGCCAACGATCTGAGCAGACGCAAACTTAGCCGAACCACCTGCCGCTGTAACCGTCGCAGTGCCTACAATAGCCGCTACAGCAGACCTAGAATAGCCTCCTAGCGCAGTGACTACAGCCCTACCAGTAACCGATGCTGAGCCTTGTATAGCGCCCTCGTAAGCCGTTACAACAGCCCGACCAAGGATTGCACCAGAGGCAGAGTAAATAACGCCACCTGAAGCCGCTACGACAGCCCTACCGCTAACCGCAGCAGAAGCAGCTACCAGCGTACTTAAACTATCCTCTGATAACGGAGCAGCAGATAACGGTAGGAATCCAAGCATTTAAGGCTCCACAGCCCAAGTTACTTCCCAAGGGAAACCCTCTTGTGACGGAATATCACGCAAGGCTTGACGATACGCAGCCCAAGCCGCTTGATCCACCGGAGCATCAGCCACTTGCGTCCAATCAGAAGCAGTCAGCTTACGGTTTCTTTCGTCTCGTACAGATTTTGCCTGATTTGCATCAATAGAGGCAATGGCTTCAGCGTCCATATCCGCAACTGAGAACTTAGTAAACCACTGTCCATTGATTTCCTCGACACCATCGCGGTAAGCAGTCTGGTATCTCGTTGGCTGTGCTTGTGCGCCATTTAATACCGGATCAGCATCAAAGCCATTGAGTAGCTCAACCGTTAGCTGTTGAGGAAAACTGGTATTCGGATGCGCAGCACGAAACTCGCTCTCTGTCATCACTTGCCCTGTTCGTAGTCTGATTTCCATGATTGTCCTCAAGCAATAGCTAGATAGATGAAGGTTTCACCGTTGCCGTTAATTTGCACTGGTGCTGTGCTGCTGATCTCAAAACCAGAGTTCGCAGGGTCAATGTAATCGGTATTGGTAACTTCAGCCGCAGTTGAGTTCATAAGCAGGTAAGGATCGTTACCACTAATAATGCCTCTAGCTGTATCCCAGACGTACCAATCTCCTGATGAGCTTGTACGCTTAATCATCACAAACCTAGCTCCTGCCGTAAACCCACAGTTGATGGTTTGCGTTGTTCCTGTACCTGTGTAACTGCCTACTTTGGATACGCCAGCAACAGTAGCAAATAGGTAAGTGACGTAAGTGTCGCCAGTGTTATTTGTGTTTGAACCTGTCCCAACACTAAATACAGTCGATGTCGGTGGGGTTGTAGTCCAAAGAGCTGTGTTAGAGGTTGCGGCAGTAGTCGCATTAAGATAGACGTAGTTGCCTGTCCCACTAAACAACGTATGCCATACAACCCAATTTGAGTTAGTCGCTGAGTTCCGTTTCTTGCGAATCATCAACTCAGGAACTACGCCTAGACCATGCGTAATCGTGTGTGCTGCGTTTGTTCCTGTATCGCAAACAATATCAAAAAAGCCGGGAGCACGCTTAAATACATTGCTTACAAATGTTGAGCCTGTTTTGTTTAGATAAGTTTGATCTGTTGTAGTTGAGCTGGTATCCCAACCTATGTTTTTGTCAAAATCTATATAGGTCGTCCAGTCGCCAGATTCAACGGATATAGACGTAGTTGCCAATGACCATCTATCGCCACGCAACCTATCAAACACATAGTGCGCGTAAGTAGTCCAACCTTGAGAGTCGGCGCTACGACAAGACAGCAAAAGCATATCCATTAGAACCGTCGAACCTATTTGCCGTTCAGTAGCGGCATTGCCTGTATACGCCGTACCTTCATACACCTCCGTCCCACTCGTCGGCGTTTTCATCGGGCGACGGATGGCGATGTAGATGTAGGTAGAGCCAGATGCGTTCCAGCTTACACCTGTTGTTTTTAATTGGAAGCCAGTTGCGTTTACATCTACATAATTTGCTGGTGCAGCCTCTGCGTCGCTTGTGTTTGCTTGCAAATAGTTGGAATTCCCGCCCGTTGGCAAACCGCGCATCGTGTCGTGAAGAACCCAACCACCAGTACCGCCAACAGACCTTTTAATTAAAATCCACTGTGGCTCATAGCCAAGCGTTATTGTCGGTCCTGTCGCAGAACCATTGCCCGTATAGCTTCCACAACTAATCACATTGTCCGTACCAGCCGCGCCAAAGCCACCTGCGTCGTGAGCGAATAGGTAGGCGACGTAAGTTCCGCCAGAAGCGTTAACGGTTGTAGCAGTGCCTAGACTGAACTCTGTGCTGGTCGGTGTCGTGCTGTTCCAGCGGTCTGTTCCCGTAAGCTTAGCTGTTGTAGTGTTAAGTATCAGGTATTCAGTGTTTGCTAAACTGCTGTGATAGACCGTCCAACTAGTAGCCGTATCTGTGCTCTTGACAATGATGCACCCCGGAACCGAACCTAAGTTATGAGCTACCGTTCGGTTAGCTCCAGTGCCCGTATACGTCACTACGTCAAAGAACTTTTCTTGCTTGCGGAATGTCCATGAGGCGTAGGTAGCAGCGTTTGTATTTAGCTTTGCTAACGCACCTAGACTAAATCCGTTGCTATTGAAAGCAGTTAGCCCAGTTGATTGTGTTGTCTGTGCAGCAGACGAGTTAGATACAAGGTCAAATGTTGCACCGCGAGCAGTATCGTAAAGTGCATGGTCAGTAGCACCAGAACGACCTTTGAGCCAAACTAGACCGCCTTTGTTAGCTGTCGAATCGGTAAATGGACCACCACCATTCTGAGCAATAGCGTTTGTTACTGTGATAGAGAGTGCGCTAGATGAATTGTCAGTCGTTAAGTTTGGAGATTGGCAGGTTAAGAAACTAGTGTTTGTGATTGCAGTTAATGGTGACGTAGGTGGCGTAAATGCAGATGTGTAAACTGCCGTTCCCTTAACAATTCGGGCATTTGAAATATAACCGTTGAAATCAAATGAGCCACTAGTATCTATTGAGCCAACGGTAATCGGAGAAGAACCGTAATTTGTCGTGTGAGCAGTTTCCGTATTGGTTAGAGCCCCATTTACAAAAAACCTGATTGTTGTGCCGCTTCGTGTTAGCGCAACATGAGCCCACGAACCCAACGTAGCAGTCACCCCACTAGAAGTATGCACTCCCGCCCAATAACACCACACCCCATTTATTATTTCTATAATTACTCCACTTGAACCATCGTAAGTACCTAAAATTCCTCTGTATGTTGATGGTGTCGCTGTGGGGTTTACCCATGCCTCTAACGTAAAATCGCCAGTGCCGAAAGCAACTGCGGACGTACTAGCAGTTCTTAAATAATCCCCCGTACCATCAAAATAGACGCTGCCGCCGTAATCATCCCCAAGAGCGATACCGTTGTTGATGGTCTGAGCAGAGCCATTACCAGTGTAAAGATACGTTGAAAATACGTCATCAACGTAGTTAGCCTCTACAGCAGCCTGTGACGCACCTAAGAGCTTATTAGCCAGCATCAGTTATTCCCCACTCGCGCACCGTAAACCTGACCGCCAACTTTCCACAGCACGATCGTTGTATAGCCTGTCGTAGTCAGCGTAGGTGCAGAACCGGAGTCTGTTTCCCACACAACACCAGAGCCACCAAATGTCGCATCTGTCCACGTTAAGGCATAAGCAGTACCGTCATCGACCATCAAGGTAATCGCTTCACCATTGGCAAAGTTAGTCGCCTTTGGTGTACGGCTTGCACCCAAAGTAATCAACTGAATCGAGCCGTTGCCGGGGTCAATCTCAAACGCTGCACCGTCAGTAATGGTGTAAACGTCCTCAAGGATCGTCCCAATGATCGCTGGATCAGTTAGCGTCTTATTGGTCAGTGTCTCAGTACCAGTCGGGCTAACGTAATCCGTACCAGCAGTAGCAGCAGAAAAAGCACTCTGACCGTTACCCTTAACGATACCTATCAAACTAGCAACGCCTGTACCACCGTAAGGAACAGTGATTTCAGTACCATTCCATACGCCAGAGCTAATCGTACCTAGCGCATTGACGTTACCACTCGCGTCCTTATAAACCGACTTCTCAGCCGTATAAGTAACGAATACGTCCTTAGTGCCAGCACCGAAATCAACCGCACTATTGCTGTTAGATGATTTCAGTACCGTAGTACGAGCTAACGTACCCGTTCCAACAGTACCGAGACCAATCTCATAATCCGCACCGAGAGTAATTGTGTAATAGCAAGTATTACCATCGCCAATCGCCGATCCGAAAGTACGAAAGCCCGTTACTGCACCGTCCAAGGTTAATGTGCCTGTGCCGGTCGTGGTGGACGTTTCCCGAACTCGGTCAGCAATTACGAGTGCCATAGATTACTCCAGAGTTACGGAAAGGTTGCCTGTCGAGATCGTGAACACGTCACCAGAAGCAATCGACTTAGACGCATCCAAGGCTGTGTAATACAGCAGGTTGCCGCTAGTTGACGCATCCAGAATACCAACGTGAGTCACAGTACCCCATGTGCCAGTAGCAGTCGGGAACGTAACTGACGCACTATTTGTTGATACACCGTTACTAGGCGCACCAAACGTTACCGCTGTACGAGCGTAGGAACCACCAGATACCTCAGTACCCGTATTGCCTTCACCCGGATCATCAGTGTATAGACCTACATAAACCGCAGCAGGGCTTGTGTAGCTTGTATTGCGGAGAGTAGCGTTAATTAGCGCATTCTCCAGATAATTTGACATCTCAGCCATGATTTACCTCACGTTATAAGACATAGACATAGGTTGACCACTATACTCACTTGCTTGGTCGGACGTAGAGATAGAATCAATCGCCCTAGAATACAAGGAAGCCCAAGTCTGCACCCTTGCATCATTCATCAAATACGGCTCTGCCTCTGCCAAAGACGCATATAGCAACGCATCAGGCACATAAGCCAAGAATACGTTACTAGCTGTCGAATCTGATAATACAGGAGGCTTGGCGTAATACAACATCTGCGCCGTATAAGACGAATCTGGAACCGGAGCTAACTGCATCTCCGCACCGAGAATAGTGTAATCAACAGGCTTGCCGCCATCCGTTACCCTAGACTCCTGATAAAACGAGTTCGGAGCCTTGTAACGTAGCGTAGTAATCGGAGTCGTGTTGAGATGAATATCCCTCATCTCTAAGAAGTCGGTAGGCAATCCAAGTGTTGAATCGCCACCCGTTGTACTTGCTGTAGCTACAACCAACATCTGACGGATTCTTAGGTCTCTCTGCAACCTAGTCTCAGCCAGACGGATAAAGTCTGGAATAACTGAAGTCAGATCACTACGAGCCAGATAGTTAGCTATCGTTGTTTTTAACTCGCCATAGGTCGCAAAACTCATGTTATTCCTCTAGCTGCTCAAAATCTTTCCAACCGTATTCGTAAGTGCCGATGTGCCGGATGTGCATCGATAATTCATGGTCTACATACGTCTGAAAGCCCTCAGAACCAGCCTTGACGCAGAAGTACACATCCTCACCACATATACCGTTAGAACCCCATCCAGCATCAAACCAAGGTCTTCCGGTCTTCTCAAACACTTCTCTACGGATCATCACAGCACCAAACCCAACCGCTGTAACTTCCTCAATCCCTTCCTTGCCGCGAGAGTCAATGTTCGACCACTTACGAACCTCTGTATCACCCTCCATATACCTTGTGAGTATCTTGGCTGTAGGCGTTACAGGCTTCCTCCTAGTCGTTGCATTTACACCAACAATCGGCACTTCCCTGCTTAACATTATGGTAATGATGTCATGCGGGAATCGCATATCGCTATCAATAAACAATAGCGCGTCACATCCTTCACCTAATGCCACTTCTGCCAACTTCTCACGCTGGTCAAATATCAGCGTTCCCGGCATTGTATAAAGGCTTAGTCCACCTTTACCGTCCTTGCAACGAATAGAGGCATCGTGTGCCGCCATCCTCGCAAAGTCAAAAGCAAAACCAGTATGCACCTCATCCCGGCATGGGACACAAACACCAACTCTCATATAGTCCCTCGATACGTTTTCAGTGCATTACCAAGCTCTGTCCCATTAAGAAACTGTGCGAATCTGTCCTGATCTATGACAGCAAAGCCTCGCATAATTCCTTGTTGGTTTAGGTCATCAATCACAGTGTATGGAATCTTAGCGATATGGTGCAGTTCGTTAAGATGTCCTGTCCTCTGCTTATCAAACTCTCTTTGTAGCCTATTAGCCTCAAGAATGTCTGTGATGTCCTGCTTGGTCTCGATGACGATACCACCGTCACCGTCTGCGTGTACTGTCTGAGTCCGTATCGGGTTGCTCATAAATTCCTTGTTTTAGTGTTCCTATAACAAGAGCAAAAATGCTTTCCTTATTATAGTTAGCCCCCACCGTTAGGCAGGGGCTATTTGCTACTTATTACAGAGACATATCAAGATCGAAAATTCCGCCATGAGCAGCTTCGTTCTTAACCTCGAGCGTTACTTCAGCAAGAATCTGAGTGTTCTCGCTGTCGCCGGTCTTAGCCAGATCATTGGTCTGGAATGGACGCAGGTAAGCGAGTGCTGCGTACTCAGGATCAAGCACCAGAGCATCGCGGGTACGCATGAAGCGGTTAGGAACAACCGACATCGTGCCAAAGTCCGACATATAAACGTCAGCCGCACCGATAATGGTGGTCGGAGTATTGCCCGGAGCCATGTAACGCTGTGCAGCGATACCAGCAAACGACGATACCTTCTGCTTACCAGCAGCACCAACCATCAGAATCTTCGGAGAACCACCCGATACGAACACCTCGGAAACAACGGTCTTCAGCAGAGCCTCAGTGAAGGTACGAGCAGTACCGTCAGTACGGGTCGAAACACCGATAGTTGCTGGATCGGAACCGTCAGAAGCCTTGTCCGAGTTAGTCTTGATCCACGACAGGATCGAGCCCATCTTACGAGCGATAGTGGACGAACCAGCCGAACGACCTTGGTTAGCCAACAGGATGGTTTCCAGATCGCGCTTCAGTTCAGCCGATGCCTTAGCCAACTGATAAGCCTTTTCCGACTTACGACCAGCCTTGTTTACTGTGTCCAGAGTACCCGAAACCTGAACGGTCTTCTGGATGATCTGGGTGTAGTTACCAAGACGGACGGTAGGAGACAGGGTAGCCGATGAAGCGTCTGCACCTTCAATCGCAGCGTTAGCTGTAGTAGCCGCAGCCAACGAGTCAGTCTGCCACTCGTGATAAACGGCAGTAGCCTTAGTCTTGCCAATCGAAGACATGAATGGTGTCTCAGTTGGCGAGATGTCATAGATGATGTCGGTCAAATCTTCGCGCTGACCAATTGCGCTGTGTGCTGTAAATGTTGCCATGATTTAAGTCCTCATAAGAATCGTTCAAATGCTCTAGCGGCATCAGCAACCCTCCCGGTCTGCTTAGCCTTCGCTTTTAACTTTCGCAGTTCGTCGTTACCATCACGAGGCTGAGAAACACCCGATTTCATTACCTTCGGAGCCTCGTTAACCTTCTTTGTGATACTAGGCTTTGCAGACTGCAATTTGTCGTACTGCATCGCCTTCCATAACGTTAGAACCTGCCGAGAATCATAGATTCCCGCTAATTCCTGCTCTGTGAATCCTAGCTTCTGACCAAACTCCCGCAGTTCCCGCCGAGCTACCTCACCCTTCTGTGGATCAGCATATTCAGGTATTGCCTCTGCCAGCTTACGAGCTTCAGCCTGTATTACTTGACCGAGTTGCTCCTGACGTTCCTGCTCCTGCTGCTGTGCAATTCGCTGTCGTTCAGCCTGAACTTGAGCTAACTGCTTTTCCCGCTGTGATAACTCTGCAACCTTAACTGCGTACCCAATAGGGTCAGTTTCCTTCAGATAGTCCAGATTCTCAGTTTCCGGCTGCTGGTTAAGCATTTGCTCAATCACCTGCAACCGTTCTGCGTATTGGTCACGCAGATACCTAGCTTCCTCGATACGCGCCTTCTCTGCTTCTACGGCTTTGCGTTCTTCTGCTACAGCTTGCGATTTCTTCGTATAGTCTGTGCCAAGTTGATAAGACTTGATAAGCTCGTCAAGGGTTACCTCTTTTTCCTCACCAGCGGCTTTCACCCTGTATTTAGGAGGCTCCTCGGCTTCTTCTTCGCCTTCATCTTGTTCTACCTCCGATTCATCCTCTGCTTGCGCTTCGTATTCCTCGGATTCGGCTTCGCTATCGTTGGATTCGGCTTGCGTTTCCGGTTGTTCCTGCTCGGAGCCTTCCTCGCTGCCCATCAATCCCAAGATAGCGTTAGCTGCACCACCAACGTCTAACTGTGTATTCCCTTCCGGGGTCATACTTCCAGTATCGCTCATATATAGTTTCCTAAATTATATCG